AAACAAAGGATGATTGGAATGAAGCTGCAAAAAATAGTCATGCACAACCTGATTATTCTAGTGTGCATTTTGCTGAATACGAAGTTGAAGAATTGGAAGAAAAAATTGAAAAGGTGAAAAAACATCTTGAAGAGGAAAAAATGATTTTGAAATAAATATAAAAACAAATTATTATAGTAATAATAGGGAACATGGAAATAACTCCAGAAACAGCACAATATATTACAAAATTAGAAGAGGAAAATGCATTCTTGAGAGAAAAATTGAAAAAATATACATCGCCTGAAAGAAATAAAGTTTTTTACGAAAATCATAAAGAAGAAATAAAGCAAAAAACCAAAGAATATAAAGAAAAAACAAATTATTACTCAAATTTATCCGCTGAAAAGAAGAAAGAATATGCTAGAACAGCATATTTGAATAAAAAAGAAAAACTCAAAAAGGAAAAAGATAATATATAATTTATGCGTAAAACTATATAAACATAAATCTTTAGTATAATTATATATGATTGAAAAAATATATGATTATGATTTTTTAATAAAACTATGTGAGGAAAGAAATATTGTTTTAACAAAAGATTATTTAGGTATTCATATAAACAATGCAACTATTATTGAAGGTCAATGTGAAAAATTTACAGAATGTAATAAATATTTTAGTAAAATTTTTTCAAGATTTCATAAACTAAATTCTTTATGCAAAGAATGTGCAGATAAATTAGGAAAAGAGAAAAGAAAAAAAACCAATTTGGAAAAATATGGCTTTGAAAGTCCTTTTGGGAATAGTGAAATTAAAGAAAAAAGTAAAAAAACATGTTTAGATAAATATGGTGTAGAAAATCCTTTACAGAATAAAGAAATTAAAGAAAAAAGTAAAAATACTTGTTTAAAAAAATATGGAACAGAGTTTGCATTTCAAAATGAAAATGTAAAAGAAAAAATTAAACATTCTAATTTAATTATATATGGAGTTGAAAATCCTTCCCAGAATAGTGAAATCAAAGAAAGAATGAAAAAAACAAATATGAATAAATATGGAAGAGAGTTTGCATGTCAAAATGAAAATGTAAAAGAAAAAATTAAACAATCTAATTTGGAAAAATATGGTGTTGAATGTACTTTTGAGAGTAGTGAAATCAAAGAAAAAAGTAAAAATACTTGTTTAGATAAATATGGTTTTGATCATGCAATGAAATGTGATGAAATAAAAGATAAATTAAAAGAATCTATGATAAATAAATATGGTTTTGAATATACATTTCAAGTTGAAGAAATTCAAAATAAAATAAAAGAATCAGTGATTAAAAAATATGGCGTAGAAAATGTAATGCAAAATAGTGATATAGCTGATAAATGTTCAAAAACTGCTTACAACGTAAAAGACTATGTATTTCCATCAGGTAAAATTGATAAAATTCAAGGTTATGAACATTATGCATTAGATGATTTATTATGTAATGAAAAAATAAAGGAAGAAGATATTGTTATAACTCGTTCCAAAGTTCCTGAAATATGGTATGTTGATGAAAAAAATAAAAAACATAGATATTTTGTGGATATATTTATTCCACATCAAAATCGTTGTATTGAGGTTAAATCTACTTGGACGTATAAAAAGAAAGAAGATAATGTTTTTGTAAAACAACAAGCCGTTTTGGATGCTGGATATAGTTGTGAAATTTGGATATATAATAATAAAGGTAAAAAACTAGAAATTCATAAAAAACCTCCAAATTAGAGAGCATATAAGAGGCCAGCATTTCCTCCGGAAATCAACACTTGATTGATTCTCTCTTCAAAAACAATTAAATTGTAATTGTATTCATAAATTCTCCAAGAAGATTTATTTATTCCAATTATTTCACCTGATATAGGGTCACAAATGGAAATTTGTTGCGCAAGGGGGTCGAGAGATGGAATAATCGTGCTAAATTCAAACTCAATTTTGTTGAATCTAGACATATTGATGGCACCGCAAGGCTGTGATCCGCCAATCCAATCCGTGCTCAAACAAAAATTATAACAATAATAATATTCGGGAAGATTGCCTGATGTTTTGTTGTATTTTTGAATGTAATCATAGACACCTGGATCCAATAAATTTTCACGATATTCGCCATCAATCACAATAGCAAAAGTGGTCATGATTTCTTTTATATTTTGAAAGTTGTAATCTCCCGTAATGACCCAACCCGTCAACAATTGATTGGGATTCACTCCTGGACCAATGGTCAAATCAGTTTGCAAACCTGTTACAGGATTGGTATATACTATTGGATAATCACCTGCGGTCGGTGCTTGACTTACAGATTGGGGAAGATAATCATATGGCCAGTTTGTATAATTCGTCCATTGATTTCTCAAATTGGCATCACTTCGCTGAAAATAAAACATGTATCCCAAGGTTAATCCAAGTGAATTCACTTCTACTTTGTTAGGACCCGTGACATTGTAATAAATCATTTCTCTCACTTGCCTGATTAAATATTTCTGTTCACTCATGGCAAAAGCTCTTCTTTCATCATTTGAGAGAAAACAATAGGTGCAATTCAAATGAATATCTGCATTCCAGAGAGAACGTGTATCTGTATACGAATTGACTCCTAACTCAATATCGGGTGGTGTTTGCAAAAAACGATACATTTGCATATACCATAAATTGAAATTGGGAGCCACATAGGGAAAATTATTAACACTATCAAAGACATCGCGAATGACAAACAATTCTTGTAGGGGACGCATAGTTATATTGATATGCAATTCATTGTATTGCAAGGCAACCAACGGAAAAGCATTTTGACTTTTTAAATTGAACCATGCATTTATTGGAATATAAATGGTTCTGGCACGGATAGAGGGTTCTGCACCTGCAGGATTACTGGTATAATATGCGTTTGGATACGAATTGACATTGGCACCTGAATTACCAGGATCCGTTACTTCAGGAACATTGCCAATCATTGTACCAAAAAGATCGCCTTTTGCCGTTCCTACATCACGTTGAAAGGAAGACAATATATAATTTCCTGAAAATTCTTGCAATGTTTGATTCCCGCAAGTAATGGTTACTTTGGAAATCATCAATACACCAATGTAATCAATCCATTTGAATTCATAAGGAACCCATTGACCGCTATTGTTTTCAATACTATCAGGTGTTTGAATAGGCGGCATGATTGGACTCCAAATATTGGGTAAATTGAGCACTAGATAGCAGTCCATAATCAAATCTCCATATCTTGGTATTTTAAAAGTGAAATGAGATTCCGTTGTCAATTGCAAGGTTTTTGTGCCTTCAAAATCAACACGAAACTGCTGAAGACCGAAATTTGTGTATTTTGTATAGGATGCTTTGAAGAATGTTTTGCTTGGATTTCCATTTAATATAATATTTTCTTGACCTGCAGAAACTAAATTCATAAGACCTCCTCCCATGGGTTTTTTATAATACAATATTATTATTTTTATTCCCTTTTTTCTTTTATTCTTTTATTGATTTATATTCACATATAATTTTTCTATTTTATTATATATAATAATGGAAACTACTTTTAAAAATGGTTTAAACAAAATGAAAAATAAAGTCATAGATAAACTCACAAATAACCCCAATATTCCATACCTTGTAATGATGTTCATTATGGTTATGTTGATAGTCAGTATGATTCTTTATTATTTGTTTTTAGGACCCAATGCTTTGAGAGAATGTTCTTCTTTGAATGGTGCATATTCTTCTTCCGCGATTAGCATCAAATCATTGAATTCAAATGACCCCCATTGTCAATATAGTTTGAAGGATTACTATATTTATTCCGCATACAATTGCTGTAGTGTCGGTTCTTTCAAAAACAACTATGTCGACATTTGTGCGTTGAAACAAATCCTGAAATTAGGTGTTCGTGGATTGGATTTTGAAGTCTATTCTATCGGTGATCAACCCGTCGTAGCCACATCCACTTGTGATAGTTATTATGTGAAAGAAACGTATAATAGTATTCCCTTCTCTCAAATTATGGAAACCATTCAACATTATGCCTTTTCCAATGGAACCGCACCCAATCCCAACGATCCTATTATTATGCATTTACGAATCAAAAGCACAAACAATACCATGTATAGCAATCTGGCCAAATTATTCAAACATTATGATGCCCTCTTTTTGGGTCCTAAATATAGTTACGAAAACAATGGACAAAATTTGGGAAATGTAAAAGTATTGGAATTGTCGAAAAAAATCATTTTAATAGTGGATAAAATGAACAATAGTTTTCTGGACAATCGAGATTTTTATGAATATGTAAACATGACTAGTAATTCCGTTTTTATGTATGCTTTGCCCTTTACAAAAGTGAAAAATACACCTGATATCAAAGAACTACAAGAATACAATAAATTGAATATGACTATTGTGCTTCCCGATGGTGGTTCTACTCCTCCCAACCCGAATCCTGTGACTTGCCTGGAAACTGGATGTCAAATGACCGCCATGATGTTTCAAACGTATGATATCAATCTGGTTTATATGATGAAAATGTTTAATCAAAAAGGATATGCCTTTGCATTGAAACCGGAAAATTTACGATATATTCCTACAACTATTCCTGCACCTACTCCTCAAAATCCTGCATTGAGTTATCAACCTAGACAAGTTAGCAGTAATTATTATTCGTTTGTTATTTAGATTCTGCTTCCAGTCTTTTTTTGTTCTCTCGCATTTTGATTCTTTTCTGTTCTAATAATATACATGCCATATACTATTAGAAAAGTGAAAAACAAACATTGTTATAGAGTTGTCAACACCATTACAAAAAAAGTTCGTTCAAAATGCACCTCCAAAAGAAGAGCAAAAAAACAGATATCTTTGTTGAAAGCCTTGGAATACAACCCGAATTTTGTTCCGCGAAATTCATCCAACAAAACGAGAAAGATGAAACGATAAAATGATTTTCTTCATATAATATAATACTATCCATTATATGAATAAACAAACGAAACAAGGGAAACAAACCAAACAAACAAAACAAGGGAAACAAACCAAACACAAACGATTGTGTGACAAATCCATGACTTTTGAAGAATGTGAATTGGCTATTTTGAGAGAAGCCGTGGACAAGGCAGAAGAAATCCAAGGACAAACTATAGTAAACAATCCAGACATTCAAAAAATTATTTCCATCGTGGAAAACTTTATTCGCAAAAAAAAACTCATTTGTTATGGAGGCACTGCCATTAATAATATTTTGCCCAAACAAGCCCAATTTTATAACAAGGATATTGAAATATCCGATTATGATTTTTTTTCCGTGAATGCTCTAGAAGACGCCAAAGAATTGGCCGATCTTTATATAGAAGAAGGATTTAGTGAAGTGGAAGCCAAGTCTGGACAACACAAAGGCACATACAAAGTATTTGTCAATTTTATACCCACTGCAGATATAACTCATTTAGCTCCCTCTGTTTTCAAAGCATTGAAAAACGATGCCATCAAAATCAATGGTATTTTATACGCACCTGCCAATTTTCTTCGCATGTCCATGTATTTGGAACTTTCTCGTCCTGCAGGAGATGTGAGTCGATGGGAAAAAGTCTTGAAACGATTGACATTGTTGAATACATACTATCCATTGAAAGGCATAGATTGTAATGAAAAGAACATACAGAGAGAAATGACAAACAAACAAACAAAACAAAGAGAGAAGGAAATATTTGAAATCATGCGAAATACTTTTGTGAATCAAGGTGTGGTTTTTATTGGTGGATATTCCATTGTATTGTATTCACGATATATGCCTCATGTAGATTCCAAAGAATTGCAATATTATCCAGATTTTGACGTGATTTCTGAAGATCCCAAAACTACGGCAGCCATATTAAAAGAACAATTGGAAGATGCCGGTATTCAACATGTAAAATTGATTTCTAAACCCGCTATTGGAGAGATCATTGCACCCCATATTCAAGTAACTATTGGGAATGATACTACTGCATTTATTTATGCACCCATTGCATGTTATAGTTATAATATCATCAAGATTCATGGATACGATATCAAGATTGGAACCATCGATACTATTTTGAGTTTTTATTTGGCTTTTCTTTATTCTTATGATAATTATCACGACAAAGATCGTCTGTTGTGTATTGCTCAATTTTTGTTTGAAGTGCAACAGCAAAATCGACTTTCACAAAATGGATTGTTGAAACGATTCAGTGTAAAATGTTATGGACACCAACAAACATTGGAAGAAATACGGGCAGAAAAATCCGAAATGTATAATGAATTAAAGAATAAAAAAAATACGAAAGAATATGAAGAATTGTTTTTACGATATCGCCCAGCGGATGAATTATTTCCTCGTAATTCTATTGCAGCAACTCCTATTCCGAATAGTCCGAAAAAAGCAAACAAACATACCCTTACACAACGTAAAAAGAAATTGATAAAAACAAGCGGAAAAACACGTGAAAAAACGAAAAAGAATTTTATTCAGCGGTTTTTATCACGAAAAAGAAAAAGCAAACGCACCAATGTCTAAAAATGATTGAAATGGTTTGTCATTTTGAATATAATGTAATATATGAGTCCAAACATAGTGCTTGTAAAAAAGAATCCATTGATATTCATGTTTCCATCTTTTGAAAACAAGACTGGAATATAATGGAATAAATATCGTTTGAAAATAGGCAGTTGAAAAAGGAAATACAAGACACTAATTAATAATGGAATTTGAATTTCATCATACAATCTATCTAACTGATTGTTGTTGGATATTTCTTTATTGTAATTGGCTATAATATCGTTGTTTTCTTCATAACTTTTGATATAATCTTGATTGGATGTTTTTGGAATATAATTGGGTTGTATTTGCTGGTCGTGTATTATATTTTCCGTAGACAAGGGAATGTCTCTACTTGCCAATTGCGTTTGCCCAGAGGCTTGTTGAAGACCCGATATGATTTGATTGATGACACTCTGATCCAATGTTGTTGATTGAGGAATGGGAACCGCTTGTTGTTGTAGTGACATATTCCCTACTTTTTCGTTTTTTTCATTGATGGAGAGACTAATGTTCCCGATACTACCTCCGCCTGTTGGATCAGTTGGTAAATCTGTGATACTTGTTGCCATTTATGATATAATTATACTATGCATTTTTGTATAATTATATTTACGCATATTTTCGTTTCCTAATTCGATATATCTTCTAATTCGATTCAAAATCTACTTTTTTACCTGCATTGCATTTTGTGGATTGAGTATTGTATTTATAACATTTCTTATCTTGTTTGTATATCTTGCCTTCAATTTGATCCATGGGAGGTGCATGAAAAATGATACAATTTTTCCCCTTGCAAACCTGTCTAAAGAGAGAAGCCAATCCTATTCCTAGAATAATAGAAAGCAAATATCTTCCTGTTGTAGAATGCAGAAATTTGGCTATATTTATATTCATACTCGGTTATTACATTATATACATATTATAATTCTTTCCTACCTTTTTTTGCTATCTTTTTGCTATCTTTTATTTTTTT